TGGTCTATGTGCTCGTACTGATTACACTAACGATCCATGGTTCTCTCCAGGTGGTCTAAATCGTGGTCAGATTAAGAATGTTGTTAAGTTGGCATTCAATCCAAGCAAAACACAAAGAGATATGCTTTACAAGTCTGGTGTCAATCCTGTGGTTACATTCCCAGGAGAAGGTACTGTCATGTTTGGTGATAAGACTCTCTTGGCTAAACCAAGTGCGTTTGATCGTATTAATGTTCGTCGCCTATTCATTGTTATGGAAAAAGCGATTGCCACTGCTGCGAAATTCCAGTTGTTTGAATTCAACGATGGATTCACTCGTGCACAGTTTAAGAACTTAGTCGAGCCATTCCTCCGTGATGTCCAAGGTCGTCGTGGTATTACTGATTTCGTTGTTAAGTGCGATGAATCTAACAACACAGGTGAAGTTATCGATCGTAACGAATTCGTTGCTGATATCTTCGTTAAGCCAAATCGTTCTATCAACTTTATCACTCTCAATTTCGTTGCTGCTCGTTCTGCGATTAACTTCTCAGAAATCGGTGCGTAATTCAAGATAAATAGATAAGAACATAAGGAGAATTAAATGGCAAATATTGCTGATTTCAAAGCGCAGATGATCGGTGGCGGTGCTCGCCCAAATCAATTCCGTGTTGAATTAACATTCCCGTCATATGTTACATTGGGTGTAGTTGCAGGACAAAGAGCGCAGTTTTTATGTAAAGCTGATCAATTACCTGCATCCACTATCGAGACTCTACCAGTCTTGTATCGTGGTCGCCCAGTTAACTTTGCTGGTGAACGAACATTCCAACCATGGACTGTGACAGTTTATAACGATACTACTTTTGGTATCCGTAATGCACTAGAGCAATGGCAATCTGGTATCCAGAATTACAATACAACTAATGGTCGTACTAATCCTACTGACTATCAAGTTGACTTGTCTGTTCACCAATTAGATCGCAATGGTGCAATTATCAAGAGTTACAAGTTTGTTGATGCATTCCCAACAACAATTTCTGCAATCGGTTTAGATTACGAGCAACAAAATGCAATTGAACAGTTTGATGTAGAGTTCCAATACAACTTCTTTACATCTGCTACTGGTGCAGCTTCTGGCTTTGGTGTCAATGTTTCTGTTGATACTCCAGTTGGTAGTTTCCCACTTTAATAATTAACTGAGGTTATTACATAATGCAATTATTTGGATTTGAGATAAAGCGTAAGGAAGGGGATCAACTACCGAGTGTAGTTCCCCCTAGCCCTAATGAGACAGGCGCAACCGTAGTAAACACTGGTGTAAATGCTGGTGGATACTACGGTATGGTCATGGATCTTGAAGGTGTTATCAAGAATGAAAATGATTTGATCCGTCGCTACCGTGAGGTGGCACAGTATAGTGATTGTGATGGAGCGATCGAAGATATTGTCAACGAAGCAATTGTGGCTGACGAAACCCACAAATCTGTTGAGATTGTTCTTGATGAAGTTAAAGTTTCAGAAAATATTAAAACTAGAATTCGTGAAGAATTTCATAATGTACTCCGTATATTAAAGTTTGACGAAAGAGCACATGAAACTTTCCGTGCATGGTATATTGACGGAAGGTTATATTATCAAATTCTTATCGATGAGTCAAATGTTAAAGCTGGTATTCAAGAATTAAGATACATCGATCCTCGCAAGATTCGTCGTATCAAGAATATCAAAAAAGAAAGAACACCACAAGGTGTTGAAGTTGTTAAAGAGATCGAAGAGTATTATCTTTACAACGACAAAGGAATTACAGAGCAAACAACACATGGTGTTAAACTGGCTCTTGATTCAGTGGTCTATGTTCCATCAGGATATGTAGATCCAAATACTGGTATGGCAATGTCTTATCTTCATAAGGCAATTAAACCAGTTAATCAATTAAAGATGATCGAGGACTCCCTTGTCATCTATCGTATCAGTCGTGCACCTGAACGAAGAATTTTTTATGTTGATGTGGGTAATTTACCTAAGTTGAAAGCAGAGCAGTATGTAACGGACATTATGAATAAGTTCCGTAACAAAATTGTTTATGATGCAACAACTGGTGAAACTCGTGACGATCGTCGTCACCTGTCAATGATGGAAGATTTTTGGATGCCTCGTCGTGAGGGTGGTAAGGGTACTGAGATTACTACACTTCCAGGTGGACAAAACTTAGGTGAGATTCAAGACATTGAATACTTCCAAGGCAAACTGTTCCACTCATTGAATGTACCAATCAGCCGACTACAACAGTCTTCTGGTTTCAGTATTGGTCGTTCACAAGAAATTACTCGTGACGAAGTTAAGTTTAATAAGTTTATTGTTAGACTACGCAAAAAATTTAATGCATTGTTTAGCCACGCACTTCGTGTTCAGCTAATTTGTAAAGGTATTATCCGTCCAGATGAATGGGATGATCTTCGTGTTAATATTAAATACGATTACATCGAAGATAATAACTACGCTGAACTCCGTGATAGTGAAATTATGCAAGCCAGAATGGGATTGCTACAAATTGTAGATCCATTTGTTGGTAAATATTATTCACAAGACTGGGTTAAGAAAAACATTCTTCGTTTGGATGATAAAGAAGTTAAAGATATCCAGAAACAAATGGATAAAGAACAACAAGTTTTAGTGCAACAAGCAGAGTTACAAGGGCAAGTTCAGTTAGCAATGCAGCAACCTACAATGGATGCCCAAGCCCAGCAACAACAAGCTGCACAACAAGCTGCACAACAGCAACAACCTCAGCAAGGTCAAGGTGCTCAAGATCAAGAAGCTGATGCTGAAGCGGAACAAGATACACAACAGAGCAAAGGTAAAGTTACCAAATTAAAAACTGGTACTTGGCCAAATTAATAGGAGAATATTATGAGTGAAGCAGTACAAAATTTAGTCCAAGCAATTAAAGCTGGCGATGCCCTTGAAACAGAAAATGCGTTTGCAAATGCAATGGCAGAAAAGTTATCTACTAGATTAGATACAATGCGCCAAGATGTTGCACAGGGTATGTTTGCACAAGCAACAGAACAAGAATCAGAAACAGTCGCTGAACCTACCACGGAAGAGTAATGCGTTACTACGAATTTACAAAATCTTTAAAGCGATCTGACATCGTTGAAAGTGTCAGATCCTATCTTCAGTTAATCGAAAGAACTGAAGACAATACGATTTTGATAAATGGTATTGAAACAGAATTTACGAGTTTAGAAGAAGCAAGACAATACATTAAACAAGACTACATCTCGCAACAATTAGAAGAACAAGTATCAAAAGACTTATACGAAGAACTATCAGAACATACTGTCGCAAATATTATTAAAGAATATCACGATATTAAAGTTACCGATACATTAATCGAAAATTATATAAAACTTGCTTCTTCTCACATGTTTAGTGTAGACCCAGTTGTTCAAGGTATTCGTTCTCTTAATAAACTTGACAGATTGGTTGAGGGTAAATTGCATTATGTTCTTAATGATGAAGCAATTGTAACTATTGACGAGCGTACTCAATTGCGCCTAAATAACTTATTACATAAGCAAACAGAAATTATTGAGTATATGAGAGAGTCAAAAGAGAACTTCTTTCATGTGCTTACACAATTAGAGGAACAATAAGATGGCAATGGTTTTTACAACCCTTAAGAATACAAATCAAGAGACTGTGATTCATTTCCAGTCTTCTGCTGCAGAGTCTGGCACTATTACTATCGCCAACTTAACTGCAACAAGCCAAGCAAGAAATGCAGATACTCCAACAGTTAATATTGTTAAGTGGCAAGTGACTGGTGAGTTGGCTTCAAAGGTTAACATTCTCCGTAATAGTAAAATTGTTATTTCATGCGCACCTGAGAATGCACCTTATGCTGAATTAAATGCATGGGGTATTCCACTAACCAATGACAATACTTCTGACATCGTTATTACTAATGGTGCAGCAAAAGATGTTACTGGTATTTTAGTTCTCCGTAAAGTTGCTGGTTGGGCTACTAAAGTTGAAGACGCTACTTATGGTGCTTATGACGATCCAACTCGTGTTGGTGCTTCTACCACACTAAGTGGTTCTCCAGATAAGGTATAATCATGAGACTAATTAGAGAAGTTTTCGAACAAACAAACACTATTGTTGAGTCTAAACTTGGCAAGGGTAAAGAATATTTTATTGAAGGAATTTTTCTTCAATCTGAATTAGTTAATCGTAATGGTCGTTTATACACTGAGTCTGTAATGGACAAAGAAGTAGGTCGTTACATTAAAGAATCTGTCGATAAGAATCGTGCTTATGGTGAACTTGGTCATCCAGATACTCCATCTATTAACTTAGATCGTGTATCACATTTGATCGTTAGTTTGCGTAAAGAAGGCACTAACTATATCGGCAAAGCAAAGATTCTAGAAACCCCAATGGGTATGATTGCACGAGGTCTTTTAGATGGTGGTGCAAACCTTGGAGTATCTAGTAGAGCATTGGGTTCCCTTCAA